CTAGTGGCAATACTATTGGTAGAGCAAACTTTGTTAGAGTAACTGCTACTGCCGACACGACAGGCACAGTATTAGATACAGACGATACACAATTAGGAGAGTTCTACTTAGAGAACGGTGATTCAGTTATTTTAGAAAAAAATCCAGGTGATAAGGTTACTTGCCCAACTTCAAAAGCAAGTGCTGTTGGTTCGCCTAGAAGTTAATTATGGCAATAACTACGACACAAGTGGTTGATGATAGTTTTAAAACTATTACATCTGCTAAGGGCATAGGTAATGAAAGTGAACAAACTTTTGTTGAAACAGAAACATTATTAAATGCTTCAAGTGAACCTAAAGTGTCTATTGCTAATTTAGAATATGAAATAACAGGTACAGGTACTTGTTCTATATTTTTTAAAAACGATACAACAAAAAAAGTTGAGATCAGTGGTAGAGGTAACTACGGTCTTAAACCTAAAGAAGAAAAAATAAAGAACGTGATAGGTGATATTTTATTATCAAGTGACAGTAATGTGTCAACTTATAATATTATATTAGAAACACATAAAGAAGAGGGATTTAATGGCTGATACAGTAACAAGTCAAACTATAGCAGATACATCTGGTCTAAAGTTTACAGTAAAACTGACTAACTTTTCAGATGGTACTGGTGAAACACAAGTTAAAAAAGTAGACGCTTCAGAGCTTACTTTTATGACTGAGGATGGCAATAGAAAAATTAGTAAAATATGGTATTCAGTAAATACAGCAAATCCTAAATCAACTGTCGAGTTAATATGGGATGGTGCTACAGACGCAACTGCCGTATTTTTAAGTGGTCAAAGTCACTTTGATTTTAGACCATCAGGTAGTGAGATAGTTAACAATGCTACTACACCTACCGGAGATATATTATTAAGTACACACAACTTTGCTATTGGAGATAATTACACAATAGTTATAGAGTTTAGATAAAAAAACTTATAAATAGTAACATATAAGAAGAGAGAACTTATGAAACTAATATCGGAAGAAATACAACAAGCCGAATATCTGATTGAAGAGAAAGACGGTAAGAAAGAATACAAAATAAAAGGTATATTCTTACAGTCTAATATCAAAAACAGAAACGGTCGTATATATCCAAAAGAAATCTTAGACAAAGAAGTCAGAAGATATAACGCAGAATTTATCAATAAACACAGAGCATTCGGTGAGTTAGGACATCCTGACGGACCAACTGTTAACTTGGAAAGAGTTAGTCACATGGTGAAAAAACTCTATCCAGACGGTGATAATTTTATTGGTGAAGCTAAGATAATGAATACACCATACGGTAAGATTGTAAAAGGTCTTATTGATGAGGGTGCCCAATTAGGAGTATCTAGTCGTGGTATGGGTTCGTTACAGCAAAAAAATGGCGCAAACTATGTAGGAAGAGATTTCTATTTAGCCACAGCAGCTGACATTGTAGCTGACCCCTCAGCTCCTGACGCTTTCGTTGAAGGCATTATGGAAAATAAAGAGTGGGTTTGGAACAGTGGTGTTCTAGTTGAACAAGACGTAAGCGCTTGGAAACAAGAGCTAATTAAAACAAAAAAACGAGCATTAGAAGAAAAGAAATTAGAAATCTTTAAATCTATGCTTATAAAACTTTAATTTTATAAATATCTAGCAAAGTAAAAATAACTAGTTATTTTAATTAAGAGGGAGATTTCTCAATGGCCGAAACAGAAAAACAAGTAGAGGCGTTAGAAAAGGAAATTAGTGAAGCGGGTAATCCGAACGCTAGTGCTCCAACAAAGAATGCTGTAGCGGCAGAACCTAGCAAAATGAAAAATGATGCTGAGGATCTAGGCGCACCAGTTGTTAAACCAACAGACAGCAATCCTAACGCAACTAAAAAAGTTAGTCAAGTTTCAGACGTTGTGTCAAAATCAAGTGGCGTTGGCTCAGAGCCATCACATTTGAAGACAGCAAAAGAAGAAACTGACGCAGAGAAATCAGAAAAAGACGACAAGGCAGAAGCAATGCACGACAAAGATGAGAAGAAAAAAGAAATGAAAGCAGGTTACAAAATGGAATCAGCTGACAATTCTGAAGAATCTTATGATGTTAAAGCAGACGTAGACGCATTAGTCGGAGATTCTGATTTATCTGAAGAGTTTAAAGAAAAGGCTGCTACTATTTTTGAAGCTGCTATTAAATCTAAAGTGAAAGCTGAAACAGCTAAACTTGAAGATGAATACGCTAATAAATTAGAAGAAAGCCAAGAATCTTTCAAAGGCGAATTAAGTGAAAAAGTTGACTCATATCTAAACTACGTTGTAGAAGAGTGGATGAAAGAAAATGAAATCGCAATAGAAAGAGGAATCAAAGGTGAGATCGCTGAAGACTTTATCGGTGGTCTTAAAAAACTATTTGAAGATCATTACATTGATGTTCCAGATGAAAAATATAACGTCTTGGAAGATCAAGCTTCTAAAATAGAAGTCTTAGAGAAGAAACTTAACGAAGAAATCGAAAAGAATGTTGACCTTCATAAGAGTAACAGTGAGTTAAAAAGACAAGACATCATAGATGAAATGTCAAATGACCTTGCTGATACTGCTAAAGAAAAGTTTGACGGACTTATTGAATCAGTTGAGTATTCTACTGAGAATGACTTTAGAAAAAAAGTAGTGACGATCAAAGAGTCTTACTTTGGTGATAGACAAGAAGTTAAAAGTGATGATATAGATGATGTAGCGGCAGGCGGTGAACTAACTGAAACAGTTGATTTATCGAATGCTATGGCTGCTTATACCGCCGCTATTAAAAAAACAAAAGACATTAAATTGTCTAAAAAATAATAAAATAGAGGGAGAAAACAAACAATGTTTTTATCTGAACAAGTAGAAAAAAAATGGCAGCCAGTCCTAGAGCATCCTGATTTACCAAAAATCAACGATTCTTACAGACGTGCCGTTACAAGCGTAATCTTGGAAAACCAAGAGAAAAGTTTAAGAGAAGATAGAGCGTTCATCTCGGAAGCTGCCCCTGCTAACGCAACAGGCGCTAACGTTGACAATTGGGATCCAATCCTAATTTCATTAGTAAGAAGAGCAATGCCGAATCTTATCGCATATGATATATGTGGAGTACAACCAATGACTGGTCCAACTGGTCTTATATTTGCTATGAGAAGCAGATACACAAGCCAAACTGGAACAGAAGCAATGTTTGACGAAGCTGATACAGATTTCACAAGTAGAAATGCTGCTGGCGACTCAACAACAAACACTGGTGTAACAGAACAAAGAGGTACTAACCCAGCAATTCTTAATGACAGCCCAACAGCTGGACAAGAATATTCAACTGGTCAAGGTATGACATCTGCTTATGCTGAAGCATTAGGTGATTCATCTAATAATGCTTTTGCTGAAATGGCGTTTTCAATTGAGAAATCAACTGTAACTGCTAGAAGTAGAGCTCTTAAAGCTGAGTACACAATGGAATTAGCCCAAGACTTAAAAGCTATCCATGGTTTAGACGCTGAGACTGAATTGGCTAACATCCTATCTGCTGAGATCCTTGCTGAGATCAACAGAGAAGTTGTAAGAACAATTTACATCAATGCTGAAAAAGGTGCTTCTGCTAACACTGGTACAATTAACACAACAACTGAAGGTATCTTTGATTTAGATACAGACTCTAACGGAAGATGGTCTGTTGAAAGATTTAAAGGTCTTATGTTCCAAGTTGAGAGAGAAGCTAACGCTATCGCTCAAAGAACAAGAAGAGGAAAAGGAAATATCCTTATTACTTCTTCAGACGTTGCGTCTGCTTTACAAATGGCAGGTGTACTAGACTATGCTCCAGCATTAAACAACAACCTAAACGTTGACGACACAGGCAATACTTTTGCTGGTGTATTAAACGGTAGATACAAAGTATACATTGACCCATATGCTGCTAACCAAACTGGTAAGCAATATTTTGTGGTTGGTTACAAAGGTACTTCACCGTATGACAGTGGTTTATTCTACTGCCCATATGTGCCTCTACAAATGGTTAGAGCCGTTGGACAAGACACATTCCAACCTAAAATCGGTTTCAAAACAAGATATGGTTTACAAGCCAATCCTTTTGCTGAAGCTGGTTCAGGTGACAATGCTGTTATCAATGGTTCTGGTAATGCTAACGCAAACAGATACTATAGAAGAGTACAAGTTACAAACTTAATGTAATCTTTACTTTTTAGTAAAATTAAAAAGGGCGTCCCTAAAAAAGTCGCCCTTTTTTTATGCACTAAATATACATATGAAGAAAATACTAAAACAATACCTCTACATATTTTTAACAGTTCTTTTACTATTGAGTGTAACTCTTATTTTAAGTAAAAAAGAACCGAATCCACTAGTAGAGTTAGAAGAAAAGATTAAAAAAGTAGAACAAAAAGAAATTGTTTTAACTCCAAAAGAAAAAGAATTAGAACAACAAGCTACTGAAAAAGAGTGGAAAGAAGTAGATAATAACTCTACTAAATAGTATTATGACAACTACAAACAGTTATAGTAGACAACCAACAAAACTTGATTATGCGTCACCAACGCAGTTTAAGTTTAGTATAATTAAATTACCTAAAGTAGAGTTTTTTGTGACAGATATTAATTTACCTGGCATAGAATTAACTTCATTGACACAAAACACTACACTTAAACAGATACCTATACCTGGTAATGATCTACAATACGATCCATTATCATTATCATTTATGGTAGATGAGAACTTTGAAAACTACCAAGAAATACATGGTTGGTTAGTTGGTTTAGGTTATCCAAGAGACAACTCAGAATTTAGAAATTTAGCTCAATCAGCCAATGATAGATTTCCTAACTCTTCTCAAAGTGTAAGTACAGAGATAGGTAAAGTCAAATATAAGGCTGCTCAAGCAGGTGGTACTTATAGTGACGCCACTCTTACTACTTTAACAAGTAAAAATAATTCACAATTAGAGGTAAGATTTAGAGATATATATCCTACTAAATTGTCAGGATTATCATTTACACAACAAGCAGGTGATATACAGTATCTTACTGCTACTGTTGATTTTAATTATTTGGTTTACGACTTTGCTACTGTAGGTAATAGTAGAACAAGTGTGACTACAAGCTAACTAAACTTTACATTTTTAAAGTTTTGTGTTATAATGAAAGAAAATGAGGTTATATGATTATTATAGGATTAAATAGACATCACAACGGAAATGCCTGTATTTTAGAAGATGGCAAAATCACTTATTCAACCGAAGAAGAAAGATTAAATCGTCACAAATACGAGGGCTCACCTTTTTTAAATTTACTACAAATTAAAGACCTAGCACCGCATATAGATGGTGTAGCAATTGCTGGTTTTGATAGATTAATACCATTTGAAAAATATACAGATGTTAATTACTATGAAATGCTTTTTAACAGATTGTATAAAAATCAAAAATTTGTAAATAGAAAATATGATCATCTTCATCATCTAACACATGCTGCTTGTGCTTTTTACAACTCTGGTTTTGAAGAGGCAATATCTGTTGTATTTGATGGTGACGGCTCTTTTTGGAAAAAAGAAGGTATAGAAAAATATTCTGCTTTTCATTGTAAACATCCTTACAACATAAACAAATTAGAAAAAGAATATTTTGATTATGATGAACCATACAGTAAAACAAATACTCTAAGTTTAGGTAATTACTTCGCTGCTATAGCAGATCATTTTGGAATGAATCCTTTATTTGACGCAGGTAAAGTTATGGCACTTGCTTCTTATGGCAAAAATATTATAGAAGACTTTGATAGTTTCTTTGATCATAATTTTTACATTGATCAGAGATTAGTTAGAATGAGTTGTTTAAATCATAATCACCCTATGTTTGAGAAAACACAATTAATGAAAGATTTTCAGGCGTCTGCTGATTTAGCACTAACTGTACAAACACTTACAGAAAATATAATGATAAAAAAGATACATGACTTAATAGATAACCATAATGTAAAAAATATCTGTTTATCAGGTGGCTATGCTTTAAATTGTGTTGCTAATTTTAAGTTAAGACAAAGTTTACCTAAAGATATAAACTTGTATGTAGAACCTGTATCACATGACGCTGGTACGGCAATAGGGGCTGCTAAATTATTATACCATGAAATGAGAATGTTAGAGGGCATAACAGATGATCCTATTATACCTCAAACAACAGTAAAATATGGTTTTCAAAATCACTATCCTGCCACATATGATTTTGCTAGATTTAAAAAAACAAAGGTTACAAATAAAGATGTAGCAAAAAAATTATCAGAAAATAAGATAGTTGCTTTGTTTAAAGCTAGATCAGAGTTAGGTCCTAGAGCATTAGGTAATAGAAGTATATTATTTAATCCTAATAATTCAAAAGCAAAAGACATTGTAAACAAAGTTAAAAATAGAGAATCTTACAGACCTTTTGCTGGCACAATATTACATGAAGATTGTAAACAGTATTTTGACATGAACGTATTAGATGAGTCGCCATTTATGATGTATGCTGTAAAAGCAAAAAATTATTCTTTAAAAGGTATTAGACATGTTGATGGAACTTGTAGAATACAAACTTTAAAAAAAGAACAAGACACTGTTTTTTATGACTTAATAAAAGAGTTTAAACAAATAACAAATATACCTTGTTTATTAAATACGTCATTTAACTTATCAGGTGAACCGATGGTAGAAACTTTAGATGACGCTGTAAAAACATTTGAAAACTCAGAGATAGATTGTTTATATTTACCTGAGTTATATATATTACTAGAAAAATAATGGAGATATAATGACACTTGAAGAACTACAAGACTTGGCTGAAAAAGACCTCAAAATAAACGATACTGAACTAGATTTAGAATCATTAAAAACTCCTCAGTTACATAACAAATATATGAAACACTTAACAAAGTTTAAGTTGATGTTAAGTAAATCAGAGGCTGATTATAGAACAATGAAAAGAGAAAAATGGGAATACTATACAGGCAAAGCACCTGCTGAAGTATATGCTGTAAAACCTTTTGATTTAAAAATTATGAGAACTGATTTAGACAAATATTTAGATTCAGATATAGATTTACAAAGAGCAAAACAAAAAGTAGATTACTTAGAAACAGTTATTGATTTTTTAGATAGAACAATAAGAGGTATATCAAATCGAGGATTTACAATAAAAAATGCTATTGACTGGCGTAAGTTTACTAGTGGTGCTATCTAATGACAAACTATTGGTACTACTGGCACTTTAAGTCTGTTGTCTCAAAAGAAAACTGTAATCGCATATTAGAATTAGGTAAAGAAAAACTAGCAAGACAACAATTGAGTGGCAAATCTACGGCTGCTACTACAAAAGGTGGTAAGACAAAAGAAAAAATACCAGATGGTGTTGCTCAATCAGATAAAACAATACAAGAAATAAAAGACAAAAAGACTTATGTAAGAGATAGTACAACTTGTTTTTTAAATGAACAATGGGTCTATGACATAATTCAACCTTTAGTAAGTCAAGCAAATCAACATGCTGGTTGGAATTATGATTATGACTACTTTGAATCTGTACAGTTTACAAAATATGATCCAGGTCAATTTTATGGTTGGCACCATGATGGTGGCTCATGTAAACACTCAGCTTATAAGTTTAAACATGATTATAAA